CATATATTATACTCCTCTAATAAAAAACGTACAAGCAAGTTGTCTATGTGGATAACTTTTGATCCTTATCTTTTAGTCTTTTGACTATGTTGAATACGGTTGTTTTGTGTAAATTGTATTCCCTAGCTATCTCTTCATAACTATATTTCTTTTGTCTAAGTAAAAACATACCTTCGTTTCTACTTATCTTCTCCGGTCGTCCTCTTCCTCTTTTCTCAAAAGTTTCAGCACCTTGTAGTTTTTTAAATTTAAGAAAAAGAAATAGAGCTTGACCAATTTGCAATCGTTCACTCTCACGAGACACAGATTGATTGACTGAATTTAGATAACTTTCGATGTCTAATTCATTAAGATCTTCATATTTATCTATACCTACTACCTTAATAAAGTCTAATAAATATCTAACGTGGTTCTGGGTAGTAAGGTACCGTCTACGTGATATAGCAAATTCAGCAACCTCCTTTTGGATGGGGCTTTTTCGTTTAATCCATATCATATTTATTTGAATGTTAAGCTTATAATTTCTTATATGTAGTACCACGACATATATATAATAGCAAGGGTTTGGAACACATATCTTGCTAGTCTTAAGTATTCGCATATTTGTATGCTCTTCACTATAGCACACATTAAAAATAATGCAAGCTTTATGGTAAAGGTACTAAAAACAAAAACCCCCTAGAGCTACCTAGGAGGAATTTGTGCTGGACTTGTCCAACTGAATTATTTTAACTTTTACTGAGCCCATATGTCAACCCAATTTTATCCATCTTTGTAATTGTGACCTATCTTTGAATACTATCCATCTATTCTTTAGTTGGCTCCGTTACTTCTTCAAAGATAAAGCCAAGGTCTTTCAAACAGCGGATATGCTCGTCTGAAAGGGATTGTTTTTCTGTCAGTTCTTTGAGGGCTACACGTTGTAGGTGGTCTGTTGGATATGAGCACCATCGGCCATATATTCGTTTACGATAATATTTGATTACATTGTTCATGTTATAATTTCAATTTGCTGAACCCATAACTCGATTGTAAGGGCAAGCCTATCTTATAATTGTCTATAGGATAGCATTGTATCCCCTGTTGGGGCAATCCTAGCCTATCTTAGAATACAAAAAAGCCACCGTGTTAGGGTAGCTTTTTGGTGGCTGTTTGTTTTACAGCGATTGAAAAGGGTTTAGTTTATTTTTTACATTGAGTGCAATACTTCCAGCCGTCGGGATTATATGGGTCACTATTTATATAATGGGGACAATCGGGGCTTTTACCAGTATTGTCTTTATACCATTTTATATCTTCTAGCTTCTGTAATGTCTTCAATATACTCATAGCGTTGCGTTTAATAGTTTCGTTTGAGTGTGTTAGTAGTTCGCCTAGGGTGAGGGTTGTGTGGTTCATATTATAATACCCCATCTAATATATCTGACAATATGTCTAAGTCGTTTGACTCTTGTTCTCCTGCATGGTTTTGATATTGGTCGTTTAATGTCATTTTTAGGGCATATTTATAACCCTCACAAATATCATAGTTTGAACAATAGTGTTCCATAGCTTTCTGTAACATGTCCATTGTTTCATCTTCGCTTGGTATATCTTCAATCTTTTTTAGTATTTGTTCGTATGTTGTCATAGTTAGTATAACTCTATTATTTCTAATACCTTAATAGCCCTTGCTCCGTTCTGTGCTTCACATAGGAAGCATTGAGCAATTGCTACTTGTTCAGTGTAACCGCTCCACCTTGCTGTTTTTTCTTCTCCGTCAATTTCGACGGTAATCTTATATAGTTTCATATTGTTAAAGTGCTCTAGCCTCTAGCATGGCTATAATTTTATAATACGCTAGTCAATGCCCGTATATGAGCATTGAGCAGAGTGCTATTGTATTATGCTAAAAACCATACTTTCATATCGTCTGTGGCAAATAGGTCTGTCTTGCTCCAAACTGTGTAGCCATCTTTGTGGCGGTATTCTGTGAAGCCTTGTTTAATTAATACCTTTCTAAATTCGTGGGATGTTTCTGTTTCCATGTTATTGATCTTACTCATTATTATTGATAGCGGTACGCTTATATGCTGAACTGTCATATTACTTACTCATGCAGTCAGTCATAAAGTTAGTAAAGTCTTCGGCTTGTATATCATATGATACATATTGCTCATAACAACCGTCATAGACTGTGGCTGTTTTATAGTCTCTTTCACTTGCTCCATGTAATGCCATGTACATACCTCCAGTGCCTACTAATATATAGAATAGAATTTTTGTCATAATGTAGCTCTTATGTTTAATTGTTAATGCTTAAGAAGCTGTAACACTTCTATATCTACATACTACTCCCTTACCCTTTAAAGGTCAACTTGACACATCATGCTTTACATTGTAAAGTAATATATATGATATAATTTAAGCTTACTATATATAGCTCGTTTAGGACACTATAAACTAGTGTTAGTTATCCACAGTTATGTTAAAATATAAAGGTGAATTGATTGAAAGGTGTTTGGTTAACATGTTGTCGTTTGCCTTGATATGTGCCCTCTGTCTCTCTGTTCTCCCAAAACTTTTGTAAACGACAACATGTTAAGCAAAGTTATTGTAAACTCTTTTTATCTCCCCCCCCTTTTTTGTATGCCTTACTGTATAAGGCTCTTTTAGAATGGTGATAATACGTTGCTATATAAGGTTATAATTTGTGTCGCACAATCTACACTTTGCGACGTATTGACTCCCGCCTATATCTATGTTCTAAAAAAAGAAGACGAGGCGGGGATATTTTGTTGGCCTGTGATCGTTGCAAGGGCCACCCATAGCTCTTACCTATTTTCAATCTAATGTGTGCCACACTATGATAAACACTGTTATTATTTGTCACAAAATGTCCTATTACAATGGAAAATAACCCTTATAAAATAAGTGTGCCACAGTATTGTTAAATATTTGACGTAATCACATTTATGTGATAAGGGAGAGCGAAGCGAACACTTAGTATAAGTAGTGTGCATGCAAAAAAGCCCCCAAACGGGAGGCTAGAAAGAGAGATAGATAATCAAGAGAGATAGATAATCAATTTAGAGATCATGTTAGTGGGAAAGACAGAACAAAAGAGTACAGTCAAACACGATCTCTAAGCTAATTATCTAAGTTCCATCTACTCTCTAAAGTAATTAATAAAAACTACAGTAGACAGAACTTAATCAACTAACTCTATTTATAACTATACTTGTTAAACAACCTTGTAACTTAAATATTTCTTTCAGAATTTTGTTACGACCCCCCTACCCCCCATAGAATTATGTGAAGTAGTTTAGGCGTTTGTCTGAAAGAAGAAAACATTTCTCCCTGTCATTTGTCCATTTAGAGTGAGGACACCCAACGCTTATCTGACTTGGTTTAACGTCCCTCAGATAACCCCCAGGACAAATTCATATTCAACTGCTATTATTATAACATAAATATATAATTATGTCAAGAATATGTGTTCTAATTACTCTTAATACTTTGACATAATGTTATATATGTGGTATAATGTTTACACATGACTAAAGAAAAGAATGTTAAAAGTGGTGAGTTAAAAGAGTTTTCTATAACAGTAGAGAATATGAAGGTAGGAGATAAAACTAAGCTGTGTCTTATTTTGAGATTATACAATCCCATAAAGATGAAATATGACTTATTTGAATCAGAGGTTCCCAAGAGTTCTTTTTTAGGAAAGGAGGTGGCCGGTATCTTAAAGGATGCCAAGAAAGTTTTAAAAGATAGTTTAAAGAAGAAATAATATCGTGGATACTAAAAAAGCACTAGAGATTTTAATACAAGGAGTACAGATTGCTAACAAACGAGGAGCTTTTGAGTTAGCAGATAGTAAATTAATTGCTGAAGCAGTAGAAGTTTTTATAAAAAAAGATGAACAAAGTACCAATACACAGAATACCGAGGGATCAAATACCGGAAGTACCGAAGAGAACGGAGCCTTACAAGAGGCCGTCGAGAGCGAAGAATCCCCTAAGAAAGGTTAGACCTGAAGATTACGTTCCTAAGAAGAAGAGGGAGGGAGATGTTGATACACGTGTACGTGTTAATGGACAACCTTATGCTCCTGAAAATCCTTACAAAGCAGGTAAATATGTTTCTGATCCAAGACAGGCTGTTTGTTGGGAAATATTCTTAAAAGGATGGGTGAATGGAGATCAAAATGCAGCAGGAGCAGCTAGACAGGCTGGGTATTCTGAAACAACTGCTTCTAATATCACTAATCAACTCTGGTTTAAGGAGAAGTTTATCAAGCTTAAGCGTAAAGATATGCTCTCAAAGGCTGAAAGAAACCTAGATAGAATCTTAGACATTGATTACACCAAACTAGATGAAATAACAGGAAAAGAAGGTATTGATATAGATAAAGCTAAGTTAGTTGCTGATATATCAAAAATGATGGCCACAACATTAGGTAAAGATGAAGGATATTCTACTAAATCTACTGTTGACCAGAAAGTTTCAGGACAGGTGAACATTAAAGCAGTGAACTATGCAGACATGGCTCCTGACCAACTAATTGAACAGCCTAAACAAGCAGATGTAATAGATATAACAGGAGAAGAAATAAGTGAATAGTATTGTTTTGGACTTAAAAGAATTTGGAAAGGTTGGAGCAGAGATTGTTGAGGTTCCTGGTGAGCTTGCTTTTATTAAAGGGTTTATTGGAAAAAAGAATAAATACTTTGCTTTTCATATAGATAGTCGAAAGCACTTTCTTGGGAATATTGATGTTTATGAGAAAAGTATTATTTGGGAACTTAGAACAAAATGGCCGATATAACCCTTCCACACGCTTATGCTCCTCGTCCCTATCAGCTCCCTATTCTCAAAGCATGGGACTCAGGTGTTAAAAGACTCTTGTGGGTGGCTCACCGACGTTCAGGTAAAGATAAAACTATTTTTGCCAATCTTCCTAAGAAAATGATGGAACGTGTAGGGACTTATTATTATTTTCTGCCTACTTATAGCCAGAGTAAGAAGGTTATTTGGACTGGAGCAGATAAAACAGGTTTTCGTTTCCTCGATCACTTCCCTAAAGAGATTGTTAAATCTATCAACCAAGCAGATATGATTGTTGAACTAATCAACGGTTCTATCTTACAGATGGTTGGAGCAGATAATATTGACCGCATTGTTGGAACTAATCCTATTGGAGTTGTTTTTAGTGAATACTCTCTTATGAAAGAGGAGGTGTGGAACTTTATCTCCCCTATTCTGGCTGAAAACGGAGGTTGGGCTATCTTTATTATGACACCCCGTGGAATGAACCATGCTTATGACATGCTTAAAATGGCACAGAAAAACAAGTCTTGGTTTACAGAGGTACTCACTGTTGAAGATACAAAGGCTCTCTCAGACGAAGTTCTTGAAGAACAGAAGGTCGGAATGCCTATAGATATTTTCTATCAAGAGTATTACTGTAAGTTTATCGAAGGAGGTACTGGATTCTTTAAGCGTATTACTGAGAACGTATACAAGACAGCCGACTATCAACCAAAAGAACTAGCTATGTATCAAATAGGGGTAGACCTTGCTAAGTACAATGACTTTACTGTCATCTCTCCTTTTAACCTCAACGACTTTCACCTTATGAAGCAGGATTCATTTAATCAAATGGACTATAACTTACAGAAAGCTAAGATTGAAAACGCATATCTAAAACACAACAAAGGAAAGATAATGATTGACTCAACAGGTGTAGGTGAACCTGTTTATGACGACCTCTATGCTAGAGGCTTAAATATAGAACCGTTTAGGTTTAATGTTCGTTCTCGTATGGATCTTCTTAAGAACCTTCAAATGCTCCTAGAACAAGACAAGATTAAGATTCCAGATGATGAAGAATTGTTGGATGAACTACGTTCTGCTCAATATGAACTCACTCCTAGTGGAAATGTAACTGTACAGGTACCTGACAATAAGCATGATGACCGAATAATGTCTCTAGCCTTAGCTGTATGGCAACTTCCACAGAACCCAATTCAAGTAAACGCATACACAAGAAGTTATCAAACAGAAGGTGTGAGTTCATTTTACCCAGAATTAGGCACTGGTTATTAGTATGGAAAAAGATTGTTTGCACTGCGGAAATAAGTTTTCAAAAAAACAAGTCCATTCTACTAAATATTGGGAAAAGGCTAAATATTGTTCACGAAAATGTTCCTTATATTATACCTCTAAAAACTTATCTCGAGGAAGCTCTAAGGGTAAAAAATTAAAGATTAGTCCAGAGGGTTTGGCTAAAAAGAAATTACTTGCTTCTGGTTCCAATAATTACTTTTGGAAGGGTGGTGTGAGTGATTTAAAAAGACAAATAATTAATCTTCATGAATATAGACATTGGAGGTCTAGTGTTTACTCTAGAGATAATTATACCTGTCAGACATGCCTAGAAAAAGGTGGTGAATTAGAGTGCCACCATATTAATGCATTTTCTAAAATTTTAAAACAAAATAATATCACATCAACAGAGGAAGCCTTAGAGTGTTCTGAACTTTGGAACATCAACAATGGTCAAACATTGTGTAAGGATTGTCATAAAAATACACCTAATTACGGTACGAGGGCTACATTACAGCATATTTATTGACACTTGTCAAGTAATGTGTTATAATGTACACAACAATTATGCAAGATTCAGCAACGATTATAGCCCAGCACATAGCAGATAAGAAAGCCTCACAAGATTTTAAAGAAAGACGTTTCAATCAATGGAATGAAAACTATCTTCTCTATCGAGATAAAGTTATCACAAATAGACTGACTCAAAGACAGCCTATTAACGTCCCTATCATTAGAGATACCATTCAAACATGGATTTCTAAAATAGACGAAGCTCCTTTAATGAAGTTTGAAACTCGCGGTCAATCTGATATTGATAAAACGGGTGAAATTATTCTTAACGAACTCTGGTCATACTATTATGACAGACTTGGACTAGACATCATAGACAACATTGATAAGAAAGTTGTCGGACTGCAAGGACGATCATTTAAAAAATGGGGATTTGCAAAGAATGAAATCTTTTGTGATGTACTTGACCCATATGACATTGAAATTGACCCACGGGTTAATGTTTTAGACCTTAATAGTGCTGACTATGTTATTCATACACACATCTTTCGTTCTCTAAGACAGATTCTAGCTAACAAAAACTATACAACTGAAGGAAAAAACCAACTTAAACAATTTCTTGAATCAAAGAAAGGTATTTTGAAGGCTAAGGGAGATCAAGAGAGCTATGAATCTAAGGTTGCTCGTCTTCAAACACTAGGTGTACAGAATTACGATGACTTTATCTCAGGCGATATTCTTGTTGAAATCAATGAGGACTACAAAATGGTCTGGCATCCAGAAGAGAATCGTTTTGTAAGACATCTTATAACTATTGCTACTGATAATGTTGTTCTCTCTAACAAACCTCTTAAAGAAGCTATTGGTATTTCAATGCTTCCTATTGTTACTTGGGCTTCTGACCCTGATATAAATGATATTTGGTCTGATGGTATCGCTGACAATGTTCGTACCTTTAACAAGATTACAAACATGTACATCTCTCAAGACTTAGAGAACCGTACTTACCGTAACTTTGGTATGTACTTCTTTAACACTCTTAATGGAACATTCCAGCCTAGAGCTTTTGATCCAAAACCATTTGGAATGTATGGAGTACCTGGAGATCCAAGAGAGATAGTTCAGCAAATGACTATCAATCCTCTAGGAGATACATCACAGCAAATCTCATGGCTTAAAGACCTTATTCAGTCTTCTCTTGCTCAAACACCTACAGAACGTGGAGAAGTGGAAGCTAATGCAACCCTTGGACAGACACAGATGTCTTTCAAACAATCACAAGGACGTAATCAAGTTGTTTCTAAGAACTATCGTCGTGCATGGAAGGAATCAGGCCTTATCTTCTATGAACTATTGAAAGAGAACTCACGTGGTTCTATTACCTTATTTAAAAAGGGTGGTAATGGTAAATATTTCTCTAAAGAAATTATGCCTAGTGATTGGAAGAACCCAATCGGTTATGAATGTCAGGTTGTAACACAAGCTGAACAAAATGATGCTTCTGATTTTGACCTCAAAAAGATTCAATACATCAAGAACTCTTTTGCAAACAATCCTGAAGCAATCAAGATCGCTAAGAGAAAAGAAATAGAGCTTATGGGTTGGACACCTGAAGAAGTTGCAACTGTTATGCAAATGGAAGAGAGCTCACCTGCCCCTCTAAATACAATGCAGGATGCACCTTCAATGGTTAATAATCCACAAGACAGTACTAAAGATACTAATGCTAAGGCACTAAGCCCAATGGGAATGTAATTATGAGTATACTAGGAGATTTTCTAAAAAAAGTAGGAGTAAATAATTACTCAGAACTCACAATAGAGGAACAAAGAACTTACAAAGAGTGGGAGTCTGCTCTTTCAGGGAGAAAGCTTACTGATGAAGATGTAAACCAGTTTCTCGCTATGGAGAAATCTGATGCAATAAACAAACTCTCTACTACCTCTCTTAAAACAAGGGAAGATATATTTCTAAAAATGAAACTAGACTTTCTAATTCACTTAGAGAAGTTTCTGGCATCACCTTTTGTTGAAAAACAGATGACGGAAGCTGCTATTAAGCAGATGTTAGAAAAATAATAATCGGAGGGCTATCAAGCACCTCGTTAAAAACTTGAGACCTTTTAATAATCAACCCAAACTACGGATTTATTCGTAACGGGAGAGAAAAAAGATATGTCACAAGACAATTTCGATAAAGACATTCAGGACGCACAAAACGCTAACCCAGAACAAGTCGATCAGATAGAGACAACTATTCAAACCAATCAGGAGGCCGAACCTGAAATTGACTACAAAGTAAAATTTGCAGAATCAGCTAAAGAAGCTCAGCGTTTATATCATGAGAACGAAGAACTTAAAAAGCTACAGGCCGAGGAATCAAGTGGGAACCCTCAAACAGTAGAAAATCTATATCCAGGCTTTGAAGACCTAGATGAAGATGCACAAGCCAACCTACTTGCTTACACAAACGCTGTAACAGTTAAAGCGAAAGATGAAATCTATAAAGATCCAGCTATCGCATTTGCTAGAAAGCAGTTTAATGAAAGTAGATGGAATGGTGCATTTGACTCAGTGACTTCTAAATACCCTGAACTTGCTAACTCTAAAGAAGAGTTCAAACAAAAATACTTCAACGCTAATAATGTTCCAGAGAATATTGATTCAATACTGGATGATGTAGCTAAGATTTATCTTTTCGACAAAGCTCGTTTAATGGGTGCTGAGGATGAGAGAACTAGACAAGAACGCGTTGACTTAGAAAGATCAACTGGTGGCGACAGAGTCGCAAAATCCACAAGATCTATAGAAGATTGGTCAAGAATGGCCGAAGAAAATCCTGGTGAATTTGCTAAGCATGCACAGGAATATCACGCAGACCTTGAATCTGGGAAGCTCTAGGGACTAAACCCCCTATTAGGTAAGTATCTACTTTTTACACCTCATTACTTACTTAATTTTTTAATAATAATTTACTATGGCAAATAATCTTGCTGCATTCACACCTATTAAGTTTTCACTTAAATTGGTTGAATTGCTTTATAACGATACTCTTTATAAGACTATCACAAATACAGACTACGAAGGAACAATTAAAGAGTCTGGCGACCGTGTACGTGTTCGTACAGCTGCTCGTGTTTCTCTTTCTACTTACACTAAAGGTATGGCTCTTGTTAAACAAGACCTTAACCCTACATCTGAAGATCTAGTTGTTGACACACAAAAGTATTTCTCTTTTGGTGTTGATGACATTGATAAGATTCAGAATGACATCCCAGCTATGACTGCATACGCAGGCGAAGTTAAGGAAAACATGTCTGAACTTATTGACACTGACATTCTTGCTTACATGGCAAAGAACGTTGGACAGTCTGCTGGTTCTGACCAAACTGCTAACGTAGTTGGTACTTCATACGCTACTGGTACTGTTGCTGTTGCTGTTACAACTGGTGTTGTTACAGGTACAGGTACAACTTTCACAGCTGCTATGGTTGGTGGTTACTTCAAAGCTGCAGGTCACTCTGTATCTTACCTAGTTACTGCTTACACATCTGGTACTTCTATCACTATCACTGACCTTTCTGGTTCTGGATACACTGGTGGAGCTATCACTGCTGGTGCTGCTTACACAATCGCTGGTGCGACTGCTGTAGCAATCACAAAGAGTAACATCTATGCTCAGATCGTTGCTCTTCGTACAGCTCTTGGAAAGTCTCTTGCTCCTAAAGAAGGACGTTTCCTAGTTGTAAACTCTCTTGCAGAAGGTGTTCTTCTACAGGCTCCAGAGTTTATTCCTGCTGTTGATAACGCTTACAACAATGTTGTAACAAAGGGTCTTATCGGTACAATCGCTGGATTCAAAATCTTGAGTTCAGAGCTTGTTGCTGGTGATAACTCTACTGGTTACTGGTTTGTTGCTGGAACAAAGGACTTCTGTTCTCTAGCAATCCAAATCATGAAAACTTCTGTTGTTCCATCAGAAGCAGATCCATCTAGCTTCGTTTCTACTTGTAAAGGTCTTCTCGTTTACGGACGAAAGGTTTTCCAAGGAAATCGTGCTCGTGGTGCTGTTCTCCGATGTACATTGTCATAATCGACATTGTAAATCTCTTCTGCTCCCTTTCGGGGGTGGGGATAGGTTTATAAACAAGCCTTATATATATTATTATGACAACCAATCAAATTATCGCCCTAGCACGTGCAAAACTACTAGAGCAAACAAGTGAAATATTAATAGACACAACGCTTCTTATCTATGCTAATTTAACACAGCAAGATATATACAAGCGTGTATTTCCTAATAGTCAGATACTATCTGCAACAGTAATACTCACTAATGGTGTTGGTACATTACCTGCTTCTTTTGGTACTTTGTATGGATCAGGATTGGATTCATCTAATAATATATATGAGGAACTCTCTATTGAAGATTTTGATAACAAAACTCTTAACTACTCTATGACTGTTGAAGGTGGAACATTAAAAGTCTTCCCTTCTACCGTAACTAGTATTGCAATTAAATACTACCCTACATTTGCTGACATCTCTACATCAGTTAACCCTTCTATTGATAGTTACTTCCAAGAGCCTATTGTGTACGGAATACTCGCTAGGGCATTTGAAGACCTTCAAGATGAGGAGCTTGCAAATAACTACATGATGAAATACGAAAAGATGATTGCTGACCGTATTAAGATTCAGTCTAACTATGAAGAGTCAAATATTCGCGGTTCACAAATGTTTACTTATCAAAATCTTATAAGTGATAGCGGGATTAGTTTTTAGTATGCCGCGTACTGATACACAATTTAAAAAAGGTATCACACCTTGGAATAAAGGTAAAACAGGTGTTTATTCTGACGAAACAAGAAAAAAAATTGGTGATACTCAAAGAGGAATAAAAAGAGGTTCTCCTTCAAAAGAAACAAGAGATAAGATTTCTAAGGCTAAAAAGGGAATACCAAAAACACAAGAACATAAAGATAAAATAAGTCTTGCTAAAAAGGGCATTCCAACAACTTATAACAAAGGAGAAAAATCTAATTTATGGAAAGGTGGTCTGTCTACTAAAAATCAATTAATTAGACAATCGACTGAATACAAACTTTGGAGAACATCAGTATTTGAAAGAGATAACTATACATGTATATGGTGTGGAATTGTTGGCGGAAAACTTAACGCAGATCATATTAAACCATTTGCTCTATATCCAGAATTGAGATTTGCTATAGATAATGGTCGAACACTTTGTGTCCCATGTCATAGGACTACAGATACCTATGGTCTAAAAACTAGATTAATCAATGTAACGAGTTAATATTATGCCATTAAAAAAACAGCAATTTGTAATAACTGAAAAGAATCTTGCTCAGGCAATTGATGTTGATGATAGTGTAGGTCGTTCAGTACCTATTAATATGAACTTTACTGACTCTGGTTACTTGGCAAAAGATACTGGTACTTCCCTTCTTGGTGCTACAGATGTAACCTTAAGACACTCATTATTTAATTATAAGAAAAAAAATGGTACAAGTTTCTTTATAACAGCTAATGGAACTAAACTACAGAGACTTGTAGGTTCTACTTGGACTGATATCGCTAACAATACTTCTACTACTGCCACTATCACTATCGCTACCCCTGCTGTTATAACTTCTACTGCTCACGGTTTTGTAGCTGGTAACAGTGTTTCTTTTACTACTACTGGAGCACTTCCTACAGGTATTACGGTTGGAACTACTTACTACGTACTCTCTGCCGGTCTTACCGCTAATGACTTTCAGGTATCGCTGACTTTTGGTGGTACAGCTGTAAACACAAGTGGTACACAATCAGGTGTTCACTCTGTATTCCTAAATACTAACTCATTTACTGCTGGTGCATACTTTGGCTTTATTGTTTATGATGACATCTTGTATGGCTGTAATGGTGTTGAGTCATACTTTAGATGGGATGGTACAACCTTTACTCAATATCCAACAGCTCCAAAAGGAAACACCTTAGAGATTTTTGAAGACAGAATGTTTATTTCTGGTTCTACAACAGAGCCTTTGACTATCTATTATTCAGGTGTAGCTACCCCTACAACATTTTCTGGAACAGATATTATCAAACCACTTGGTACAGATTTTGTACAAACCCTAGAGAATTATTATGGAACTCTTCTTATATTTAAAAAAGAAACAATTTGGAAACTCACGTTTACCTACGATCAAGTTGTATCACTCTTTGTTCCTAAACTAGAGCTTCAATCAGGTACATATGGTGCATGTTCTCGTAAGGCTGTTTGTTGGGTTGAAAATGACCTTTGGTTTTTTACCGGACAAGAAGTTCGATCTATTGGATTTAAAGACCAACAACTTGGTGTCCTCGGTGTTAATCCTGCCGTTATCTCGGAATCTATTAAAGAAACACTATTAAAAATACCATTTGCAAATACACCTTTAACAACTGTTGGTTATAACAATAGACGTTTTTATCTTTCTGTACCTCTTGCTAATTCATACAATGAAACAACGTTTGTTTGTCACTTACTCTATAAAAATGCTTGGACTAAATATGCTTCACGTATCAAATCTCAGATACTAGATCTTATTGAAGTTGATGACGTTCTCTACTCTGCTAAAAGTGCTACCCCTTATGGAGTACTAAAGTGGGACAATGTGCTACTAAACGACAACGGGGCTGGAGTTCCCTCTCAAGTATTCTTTAGAAAGGTAGAAGATAAAGATTTTAATAATTTTAATACCTATCGATACTTGGACTTAATGTTTAAGAACCTATCTGCAAATGTTTTGGTAACACTCAAGTTTGATGCAAACGACCTCAGGTATACAAAATCAAAAACTTTCTATGTTGGAAATGATATTGAAGATGATCTTGGAGCTATAGGTGAAGTGGATGTGGGTGAAGGTTTGGTTGCTGACTCTTATGGACAAACAATCGATACTAGTCCTTTTATCAAAAAAAGACTTTCATTTTTAGGCAAGTCTCAAGATATGATTATTGGTTTGTCTAATTCAACAGCAGGAGAAACCTTTAACATCGCAGAATATAGTCTAATTGGAATGAAACAACCTAGAAAGATGTTTAAACCATCAGGAATAATATCATTATAACTTTACAAAACACTAATTTCGTGTTATAATATACACGATTAAACTATACTATGCCGACCACCCTTCAGAACTTCTATAAACAAACTATCTTAATCGCTTGTACATCAGGAGCTACAACTATATATCTGACAACAAAACCAACAGTAAGTTCTGGTTATCTTGTTATCTCTCCTAACAACTCATCTCTTAGAGAGATTGTTCAATATACTGCTACTGGTACAGATGGTACTGGAGACTTTATAACTGTTTCTGTTCGTGGTGTTGGTGGTACTACTGCTCAAAGCCATGTCGTAGGTGAACCTATTCGTATGAATATCACCGCTCAACACTGGGCTGACCTTAATGCAGATATTGCTACTAAATATGGAACAGGTTCTGTTATACCAACTCCTATACTATCTACAGATGCATCAAACAAAGCTTATGTAGACGCTCTTGCCATAACAGGAACTCCTGCTGCAACAAATTCTTTATCAGGAAGATCTAAACTATCTGTTGCTTCTGGAACACCAACAGATCCTATTGTAGTTGAAACTAGCGACCCTCGTGTTCCTACTCAAAATGAAAATGATGCAATGGTCGGTACTTCAGGTACTGCTGTGTCTTCTAGTAATAAATTAATTGATAATGCAGATACAGTAGGAACTGGTGCTGTGCAACGGGCTACAGCTCTTGCAAACTACGGTTTATCAAAAACAACTCTGGTGGCTGGCTCTGCAATTACTGCAGGTCAAGCTGTTAGTCTATCAAGGTTTATTCAAAGTGACGGAGGTATTATATTTGATAACAGTACTAACACTGGATATGCAAGTACCACAAATCAATCTATGGTACACACTGTTGGTACTGGAGCAAATAGGTATTTATTAGTTGCAATAGTTTGTAATTCTACTCCTACCCTAGTTCAATATAGTGGAGTAACAATGTCATTAGTTGATAGTGTCGCTATTTCTGGTGTAGGTAATTCATTTTATTTATATAAACTAGCAGCACCCGTTTCTGGTTCAAATAGTGTTTCTGTTACAGCCACAGGTATTACAGGCATCTCTGCTAACTCATATGCCAATGTAAATCAAGCAACGGGTGTAGAAGCATCTGCTAAAACAGGAACTAGTTTAACAATATCCGGTTTTTCAACTATTTCTGGAGGGGCTGGTATTCAAGCAATTGGTTTTACACAAGGACTTAGCGGTAGTTTTAGCACTGCAACAAGTAATTTTACTTCTAAATACAGTTCTGCTGCCACAAATGCTAACCTTTCAACTGGATATTTAGCTGGTTATGCATTATTTGTTTCTAGTTTTACTGGAAAAATAAACGAAACACTTACTACAACTATTACTCAAACCTCAACAACTACTGGTGGTGGTAGTCCAACATTTGCAATGTTTGCAATATCTCTTGCCCCAGCAACTACTACATTTTCTTTTGGTGTGTTGCCAACAAACTCATCTATATCTTCAGCAAATGACCCTTTAATTGATTTTATAGGTTTTGCTGATAGTACTGTTGCAGTAGGAGCTAATGTTAGTATAACTACATCTTCTATTGCTAGTGGTTTAACAGGTTTAACACCCGGAAGAATTTACTATTTGCAAAATACAAACGGTACAATTGCAACAACAATGGGTACTTATGGTAAAGAAATAGGTAAGGCTTTATCTAGCACAACACTACAAATAGCCTCAGTTAAAACTATCCAAGGAACAGGTATTGCTAAAGTTAATTCTTATACTTATACAGCCGAAACAGACGGTATGATAGGTACCTCCACATCAACATATCCAATATCAAAAGGTTCAACTTATTCATTTGCAGGAGGAACTAATTTCTTTTACCCAATAGCATAATATGGCAATACCATCATATTCAAATTCTCCACTAGCACAAAACATTGTTAAAAAAATAAACAATGTCGTTGCTAATACATATAAACCAATAGTAAAACCGACTATTAAGCCAGCAGTAAAAACAATTAAAAAAACTGTTGTTGAACCAGGTCCAAATATGACTTATAACAATATGTCATATAATCAACCTAGTGGTAACATGACTTATAATACACCAGATGGATTAGCACCATTTAGTAAATATACTGGTACAACAGTAGCTCCTACTAGCGGGATGACTTATAACAATATGTCATATAATCAACCTAGTGGTAACATGACTTATAATACACCAGATGGATTAAACGATCAGGGTAATAATGAAGCTCCTAAGATAAAAACACTTTCTTCTCAAGAAGCTGTTGAGCTTGCTCAATCTTATGGTCTTGGTAAACTCCCTGGCTTTAATGCTAATGAATATACTGGTAGAACAGCAGAAGAAGCTAATCAAATGGCAGAAGCAAAAAGAGATGAACTTCTTGCTCAAACATCTGACAGTACTTCATATTCTTTTAATACAGATTCTATTGCTAACTCTAAAAAAACCGCTGATAAGTTTAAGGTTTCTATTGACGGTATCACACAAGATCCTTGGAAATATAACTCTAAGCCTGATGAAAACAAAAAATCAATTGTTGATTCTTTTACTTCACAATTTGCGAATAATTTTACTAATGCTCAAGACTTCTACAATAACCTAAATAACAACCCTGAACTTCAAAAGAGTTTAGAGGGTTATATGAAGGCAGGTGGAACTCCAGCAATGATTGCTAGTAAGATTGTTCCTGTTACAAACGACATACTCCCTGCACAAGATACTGCTACTTATCTTGATAGAATACAAAATACAAATACCCCACAAGGTGTGCAAGCAAAAAATGCTCTCATACAAGAGAAAGGACTTGCAGAAGAAGAAATAATGAGAAATTATAGTATTCCAAAAGATCTTAGTAATCTATATTTTGGAACTAAAGAAACTATAGGTGTATTAGAACAACAAAGAACTCTTGCTGCTGAAAAGAAAAGAATTGTTGAAGAAAAACAACTTAGTGCTGAAAAGAGTAATCGTGAACAAGCTCAATATGAAATAGAAAAAAACAATGCTGATGTAGAGTCTGCACAAGCTGAAACAGAACTTAACCGTCAGAATGCCAAAAATTACATGACAGGTATGCTTGCTAAACTTGGGGCTCTTCAGACCACTGGTGCTGCCCCTCTTGCCCTCGCACCTCTTGAACAGAAATACCAAAAGCAAAAAACAGATCTTGATACAAAGCTTAAATTTGCTAATCGTAAGATACAAATAGACTTAACTAAAACTATCAATGATCTTGAAATAAAAAGGGATGAAGATATTCAATCTATCAATGAAGATATATCTAAATCAGAAACAGATGTTCGTAAAGAAATCTTTAAAGCACAACAAACAGCTTCTAAAGAAATCTACAATATCACAGATAAATATGCGACATCAATGCGTACACAAACTGATAAATATAAAGCTGAAGCTAAATCTAACGCTGATAAGTACAACTCTAACTTTATGCTTCTTGCAGGTAAGGGGGTAAACCTAAAGAGTATTCCAAGTCTTATTGGTGCTGATGGACGTATTGAGACAAACAAACTAACAAATGCTATGTTTGCTAAGAAAGGCTCTGGCACAGGAGGAGGTTTTACTCCAACGCAATTATTAAAATTACAAGCAGGTGGAATTAACCCAAAAGATAGAAAGGCTGCTGCTGATTATCTGTATGGAAAAAACGCAAGTAATAATAGTGGTTCACTAGGTAAACCAACATACGCAGGAGAAGAACTTGTTTTAGGTACAGGTAAAGATTCTATAAAGATTGCCTCAGAACTTGAAGTCGCAGGAGCTTCTAGTGCAGATATTGTACAAATACAGGACTTACTTAATAAGGGACACTCTTTAAAATCAATTGCAAAATCTACCGGAATGCCGGCAACTACATATAATGCATTCAATAAATATATAACAAAAGGAGAACAATAATATGCCAGAGCCTGTATTTTCATGGAATGCCAAAACAACTGAAGAAAAAGATAAGAATAGTGATTTTACAAGGACACTACCTAAAACTAAAAGACCTGACCCTACCCTAGCTGGTGGGCTTATTCGTGATCTAGCCAGAGCACCTGCAACAATAGCTGTCCGACCGGGACAAATGCTTGCTGCATTAAAAGGTTTTACTCCAGAAGAGCAAACTGTTAAATCTAAATACCTAGGTGACATCAAACCTTCAATGAATAAGAAGGATGTTATCAAAGACATCGGACGTGCAGTTGAAACTGTATCTTACGGTGTAGGTGCTAGTGGTTTAGCAAAAAATAGTCTTACTAAGATTGCAGGTATAGAGGGACTAACTGGTGCTCTTGGATCAGGTGGACATTCTGTTGCAGAAGGAAACAGTACAAAGAAGGTACTTAAAGACACAGCTATTGGTGGGGCTATAGGTGCTGTCGCAGGTGTGGGCTTTGCAAAACTTGCTCCTATGTTTAGTTGGGGTAAGAAGGGTGTAAAGATTGCAAAAGAAGCCCCTGTTGTACCAACTACTATTAGCGAAGGTGTACTTCCCCCTCCCGTTACTCGAGGAGGTACACAGCCTAACCCTCTTAATGCTGAAGGTAAGGTAAATTATGAACCGTATACACCTGATAGTGAACTCCCTATTATTCAAATGGGAGCTAAGCCTAAATCAGATTTGCCTACTATTCAAACAGAAGCAAGACCTACTGTTACCCCTAGTACTTTTAAATACGAACCTATAAATCAGAACCCTAGAACAGTCACCTTAAAGAAACTTAATCCAGATGGTACTCCTATGGAAGCACCTAAAATGGAGAAACCTGTGTCAAACGACGTTACTACACAAGGTTCAAAAAACACTGATTTTGGACAAAGCCCCACAAGCTCCTTAGAGAGTCCTATTTCTTTGAATGACACGAATGTACCTAAATCTTCTACAAATGGTTTTAAGAGAGTAACAAGTGAAGCAAATAATATTAATGATAGTTTTGTAAAACAAGGTATTGCTGAGTTACTACCTGAAGAGAAAGCTGTATATAAAGGTTTTAATGAGGCTGACCAGATAGCAAAAGTTACAGACCATCTTAATAACAACCCAGAGTTTACCAACAACTTAATTAATGGAATTGTACCAAATGATCTCAATCCACAAGTTGCATTTAATGCTGTAAAGAATAAAGCAATAGCAGAGGGAGATTTTCAAACACAGAGACTTCTTGCTAAGTCTAAGATTGCCACAGAAAAGAGTAAGGCTGCTTCTACACTTAGAGCTTCTCAAGTCCTTAATAACCCAGGTGATGCCGTAGAAATCATGACTAATCTTAACAGTGGCCTAGAAAAAGCAGTTACTAAAAGACAAGGTAAGGATGTTGGTGCCCTTAAACAACAAATAGCTTTTGAAGGTGAAAAACAGTTTCAGGACACAATTAAGAAGTCTCTAACTAAACAGTCATTCTCGGAATTTGTTAATAGTATTCAATGTTAAATATATGATTTGCCTACCAAAAGAATTAGTTGATAGATTTGTACAAGGACTAAAGGATAATAAATTAAATCCAGAAACCTTGGCGAACATGAGTAGTGAGGAGCGTAGGGCTTTGCTTTCGCAGTTTGTAGGAGGAGGAGATGCTCCAGGTGTTAATGCCTTATTTGAAAGTAAGCTTCTAATGAAGAACCAAGAAACAGCTATGATTAGTTGGGTTAAATCTGTTGCTGGGCTAAAACCTAAAATACAAAGAGAGCTTATTGATAGAGTGAATAAATTGGGAAAAGTATTGACACCTATAGAGCGAGAATCTTTCTTTAATGATCTTGCTGCACACAGACTAGGTACAGAAGTAACAGCAGAACAAGCACAGAAAATCTCTGAGCTTGCAAATAAGTTTAATAAAGCAAAAGCTAATCCTAATAGTGGATTAGAGTATGGAGCCTCTGAAGTTGCTCTTAATAATTATGTTAACGATATTAAATTAGAGAACGGTAAACAATCTTTAAATGATATTTTTAAGTCAATAAAAAAAGACCCTGCTAGTGGAACTATAGAACAAGTTTCAAATTTGGCTGGTGTTGCTAAAGGTATTAAAGCTTCACTTGATAACAGTTCAATATTTAGACAGGGATGGAAGACAATGTTTACAAATCCTACTATTTGGGCAAAAAATGCCTCTCAGTCTTTTGTTGATATTGCTAAACAATTAGGATCTAAGCCCTCAAACAATACAATAATAGATGGTGTAAGAGCTGAAATACTTTCTAGGCCTAACGCTAGAAATGGAATGTTTAAGAATATGAAATTAGATATAGGCAACCTTGAAGAAGCCTTTCCTACTGCCCTACCTGAAAAGATACCCCTATTTGGAAGACTTTATAAGGCATCTGAAACTGCATATACAGGATTTCTTTATCGTATGCGTGCAGATATAGCAGATAAAATGATAAATCTTGCTCAAGAACAAGGGGTTAATCTTGCTGACAAAGCTCAATCAGAAAGTATTGGTAAGCTAGTTAATTCTCTTACAGGTCGAGGTAGTCTTGGTTCACTAGAAAAGATAGGAAAAGAAGTTAATACTATATTCTTTTCACCTAAAAACCTTAAATCTTCTTTTGATTTTTTAACTGCTCATCAACTACAGAAAGGGGTAACTCCATTTGTAAGAAAACAAGCTGCTACTAATTTATTCAAAGCCGTAGGAGGTATGGCAACAATAATGGGAATAGCCGAGGCGTTACGCCCTGGAAGTGTTGAATTTGATCCAAGATCTTCTGATTTCGGAAAGATTAAAATTGGAAATACAAGATTCTCTATTGGTGGAGGTATGGAATCTCTTGTAACCTTGGCTGCAAGAATAGTAAAGCAATCAACAAAAAGTAGTACAACTGGTAAGGTTACAAAACTAGGTACGGGTACATACGGTTCAAAGACAGGGGTGGATGTAGTTATTGCTTTTGGTGAAAACAAACTATCTCCAATATCTTCTTTAATTAAAGACCTACTAAGTCAGCAAGATTTTAACGGTAACCCTATTAGCTTCTTGCCGTCAAAGAAAAACGAATATCAGGGAGAATTAATAAACCTTCTTGCTCCACTTCCTATTACTAATACCATAAGTTCATTACAAGATCCTAAATCAGCAAATATTGTATTAACAACAATTGCAGATGCCTTAGGTATTGCAACTAATACTTACGGTTCTAAAAAGAAGTAGATCTAGTGTTTAGTGCCAAGAACTAGAATCACAAAAATAATCATTATTAGGATGATTATTATAGTATTGTTTTTCTTTTCTTCTAAGATATGCTCAGTTCTCTCTTTTTCAAGAGTATTGTGATATTGCTGTATTTGTACTTGATGATAGTCTACTTTTTCACTCATATGCCCTTATTATACCACACTATTTATAATTTATACCATTTACAAAACACTTATTTTGTGTTATAATGTGTAACAACTACTACCGCTATGCCAGATAAAGACTCCCAAGACCTTAAGATTGAACGACAAAAATTCCAATTACACAAAAAAGGATACGAAGATATAGCAAGGGCTATAAAAGATAAAGAAACACCTGAGGTTCAGAAAGTTTCTATCCTTGGTGCAGAGCTTATCACTATCAAAGGTGAGAAGGGAGAAAAAGGTGATCTACCAAGTGAAGAAGACCTCACACCTATTATACAGAAACTAATCCCCGACCTTATCACTGGTAAAGATGGCAATCATGGTAAGGATGGTACTAATGGAAAGGATGGTAAAAATGGTGCTAATGGAAAAGATGGTAAAAAAGGACTAGACGGCTCTAATGGTAAGGATGGTGCTAATGGTAAAAACGGATCTCCTGACCTTCCAGAACAACTAGTAGATAAACTTCTTACTATAAAGAAAAGTTGGCTTCCTATGGAGGCTATTATCGGAGATTTTAATGAACGAGTTGATCGTAGGATTTTAAAAACACCTACAGGTATCAGTTCCCTCAAACAACTCTCTGACGTTGATTATAGTGGTTTAACACAAGATTCAAAAGGTAATTATATACTTGGACTAAATACCGGCTCCACTATAACTCTTAAAACAAACGACACTAACAACAGTTCTCAATCAATACTTAATCTAAAACAAGGTTCTAACATAACTCTTACAGATGACGGTCTAGGAGGTGTAACTATAAACTCTACAGGAGGTGGTTCTATTTTTACAAGTCTTACTGATGTACCAAATTCTTATACTGGTCAAACACTAAAGGCGGTTAGAGTAAATGCCGCTGAAACAGGACTTGAATTTTTTGATGACAAAGACAGTAACCCAAAGTCAAAAGTTTATATATTTACAGGTCAATCAAACTCTCTTGGGACTTCAGACTATGCCACAGATATAACCACAAATTCAAAAGTTTTTGTTTGGAGCACTGCGTCAAATTCTTTTATTGTAATGACACCAGGAACAGCTCCCATGCAATTGGCATCAAATAATGGTGGTATAGCATCTACAAATGCAGCTTTTTATTTTGGAAGAGAAATGCAAGAAAAAACTGGTGGTGATGTATATATATTTATGCAATCAATACCTAGTTTAGATATAACTAATTGGTATAATATAACCCCACAATATATGCTTACTGACTTAAACGCTCAGTTAGTAGCAGCAGGAGTAACTTATGTTGATGGTATTTTTTGGGATCAGGGAGAAGCTAATGATGGAAATATACCTTTATATAAAACAAACTTTGAAGGTGTAAAAAACTATTTTAGAAATGCTACGTGGGGGAGGTATGATATACCAATAATAGTAACAGGCATGCCTAATGACACTTTTTGTAGCACTCCAGGGTTTGATTTGTTAGACCCACTATTCCAAAACATGTCTTTTTCTGACCCATTTGTTGGTTATGCTAATACCGAAAATGCTCCTACAAATACAATAAGAACTGATGATTTTCACTTTAACGAAGCGGGTCAAAAAGAAATTGCACATACAAGTGCTCAAGCCTTAAATGCTATACCTAATACATTTAATAAAAAAGTATGGAATATGGGAGGAAACAGTAATATTACTGTTTATGATTTTTTAGGTACAACAGACCTAACCCCTTTAAACTTTAGAATAAATAATATCTACGCAGGCGAATTGTCAACTTTAAATACTGGGTTTGGTTATAATGGAAGTTTAACTGGTACAGGAGGAACTTATTTTGGGGGATATTCAAGAGCAGCATTAGATGCAACAGCAATAGGGTTTGCTGCTAACGCTTCGTTTGATTACGCTGTTAGTATAGGTAATGGTTCTACTGCGAACACTAGAGCATCAATTGTTGGAACTTATAGTAACGGAGCGGCATATTCTAGTGGTCTTGGTTATTTTCAAACATTAGGGAGTTTAAGTGTTGGTCTAGGGTATTACGTTAAGGCACTTGGTACTAATCAAATTGGTATTGGCTCTCTTGCAAGTCCGCAAGTAAATAATGCTGCAACATTTCCAGTAGCAGGAGAAAACTTTGCGACCGATACAGTAAGTTTAGGTATAGGTACAAGTTCTCCAACAGAGAGATTGCATGTTGTTGGTAGTGTAAAAATAGTAGATGGGACTCAAGGGTTAAACAAAGTTTTAACAAGTGATGCAAACGGCAAAGCTTCATGGCAAACACCTAGTGGTGGTTCTGGTTCAGGTATCACTCGCTCTATAAGTACAATTAGCACAAATACAACAGCGGGAGGAACGGTTTTGACTGATTATGTTTATTTAGTAAGTGGTACTACAACAATTACACTCCCAACAGCAGTAGGAGATACTAATTTATACACAATTAAACGTACTGGAGTTAATACAGTAACAATTGCAACTACAAGTGCTCAAACTATTGACGGGGTATCAACACAAACACTACTTACTCAATACGAAAGTATGAGTTTTATATCAGATGGAAGTAATTGGTTAATAACATAAAAATATGTCAGCAAATAGCAACAGTACAAAATTAAATGGAACACTTATATCAGCTTTAGGAACTGGTATATTAAAAAACACAACTGGAACAGGTATACCTAGTATAGCTATCCCAGCAGATTTTCCAATACTTAACCAAAGCACTACAGGTAATGCAGCTACTGTTACAACTAATGCAAATTTAATAGGTGTTGTAACCTCTACCGGCAATACAACATCTATTGCAAACGGAGTAATTACAAATGCTATGTTAGCAAATGCAGCTGTAGAAAATTTAACAGGCACAAACACTGGTGACAACGCTACAAATACTCAATACTCAGGACTAGTTAGTAACGCCACTCATACAGGTGATGCAACAGGAGCAACAGTTCTTACTATTTCAAATAACGTAGTATCAAATGCAAAACTTGCTCAAGCACCAGCAAACACAATAAAAGGAAACAATACAAATGCAACAGCAGATGAATTAGACCTTACTACAACAGAAGTAAAATCTATGCTTGCTATTGCAAATACAGATGTGTCAGGACTGGGAACATTGTCTACCCAAAATGGAACATTTACTGCAATTCCACAGGCGAATATAACTAATTTAACAACCGATTTAGCAAGTAAACAAGCAACATTAGTTTCGGGTACTAATATCAAAACAATTAATGGAGCATCGTTACTTGGTGCAACAGATATTTTATTACAAACGCCTTTGACAATTTCAACTGGTTTAACAAATACAGCAGGAATAGTTACAGTAAACACAACTCAAAATATAAATATCCTTTCAAATTTAACCACAGCAGGATTTGTAAAAACAACCGCAGGCGGTGCTTTGAGTAGTGGTCTTTTGGTAAGTGGAGATATTCCAAACAATGCAGCAAATACAAGTGGAACTGCTGCAAATATTACAGCAACAACAAATAGTACGATTACGAGTTTGCCAAGTTTAGCATTACCAACTACGCAATTAACAGGCACTATCACAAATGCACAATTAGCAAACGGAGCAGTTGCGAATTTAAGCGGAACAAATACAGGCGACAATGCAACAAATACAACTTCTAATACTTATGCAGATAACAAAGTACAAAATAGTTTAGTTGCGAGTACTACATTAGCACCAAGTGTAACAGCAGTTAATACTGGATTAGCTACAAAAGAAAATACAATAACAGCAGGTACAACAGCACAATATTGGAGAGGCGATAAAACGTTTCAAACATTAGATAAAACAGCAGTAGGTTTAGAAAACGTAGATAATACAAGCGATGCAAATAAGCCAGTAAGTACAGCACAACAGACTGCACTAAACTTAAAAGCAAATATTGCTTCTCCTACATTTACAGGAACGGTTGGCTTACCAGCAGGGCAGGTAGTCAATGGCGTAACACTATCAACAGCTTCAGGTGCAACTACTTTTTTGAATGGTAGCGGAACATACACAACACTTGCAGGTGGTGGAAACGCTATAATAGCAAATGGCTTACAGCAGTTCACAGGTACAAATGATGCAACGTTTTCAGATTTAGCAACCACTCCATCTTTACCAGCGGCAGGATTATCTAAGATATATGTAAAAGATATTGGGGGTCGTGCAATATTTAGTACTATAGACGAATGGGGCGAAACAAATCACATGCAAAGTTCTTTGACTTTTAATAACTTCTCAGGTGTAAGCCCTGGTGCAACTACTATTCCTA